AACAGCGCAAGGGCTAGGTCGTCATATCCCTGCTTCTGGTGCGTCGCTATGAGCGGCGACGGGGCCATAGGCTTGAGGTTGGGCCGATAGTCCCTAATGCCTATGCAGGCGGCTTCTATGTCGCGCAGCGTCAGGTTTAGGTTCCGCTCCCTGTTGATGTATTGCATAACCGCCGATTTGTCGGTGATGTAGCTGGACAGCTTGCGTATCTTGTCGCGTAGGTTCCTATCCATTGCGCTTGACCTTTTTGACGTAGCGGCCTGTCTTGGGATCGCGCTGCACAGCGTTGCGCTTCCATTCCAGCAGTTCGGCGCTATCGCGTAGCCATGCCTTGCGCCACCATTCGCCGGACTGGTGCGTCAGCCACAGGGCGTAAAGGGTTACGGCTTCTATCATTAAGAGCGTGATGATTGCGATTTGTTCGTGTGTCATTTAGTCATCCAATAGTAAGGTTAATAGGAATAGGGCGGCGCCGGCTAATAGCGCCGTCATTCGGCCATATCGTCCCGTAGGGCGTTATTTTCAGCGACTAGGCGGTCATACAGTATCTGTAACGCTTCTAGCTCTTCTTGGGCGTCTATTAGGTCGTGCAGGCGCTCCCCTAGCACTAGGGCTAGGTCATTGTCGCAATAGCGCGCGGCTTCAGCCAATGCGCTATCGGATAGCATCCGAAAATATGTGCGGTCGTTTGTCATTGGTTATGCTCCTTCTACATTTACGAAATAGTAACCATCACCCTTGACGTTGCCGCCTTGTGCAAACGTGCCAGTCCAGCCCATTTTAGCGATTAGAGCGTCTGCGGCGGCCTTGTGGTTAGCGTCTGCGTTTAGCGCATGGTCATAGCCGATCGTGACGCTGCCCGCCCATGCTGTCGCTTTAATACGCCCGCCCTTGGTGTTGGTTGCGCCAAGGTATTTGGTTTCGATTGCTTGCGTGATAAATGTCATTGTGTTTGCTCCTGTTGTTGGCACTAGCGCCAGCCTCGGCGCGGATTGCTCCGCGCTCCGGTGGTGTTAGCTTACGCGGCTTATGCCAAAGCTGTTTTTGCCCTTGCCATAGTGCAGCTTGAACTCGAAACCATCGGCGTTGCGAAATACGTTGCCGCGCCCGCGCTCATATGAGCGCAGTGGACGCCCCTTTTCTTGCAGATAGTAACCGACCTCGAAGGCTACCCACAGGCGCGATGACCAGAGATGCGGGTTAATGTATTGCGCCTTGCCACAGGCGCGCTGAACACGTTCGCCCTCATCATACCCTGCGGTTACCGCCATTTGTTCGTCTGCTGATAGCTTTGCCATGTTAATTTACTCCAAAGATTAGGTGGTCAAGGGTTAGCGCCGCGATGATATACACCGCGAACGCTAGGTTATGGATTGCAGCGCGGCTCATGCGTCAATCGCCGCTTGCGTCCGCACATGGGCTGGCAAAGCTTGCAATTTACAGGCGACGTTAAGCGCGACAATCATTGGCCCCATTTCATGCGCGATGCACGCTGCACGCTCAACAACAGGCAAATCATCGCGCCCGGCGAAATCATACGCTTTTAGGCAAGCGTTGAACGATGCCACAGCGCCTTGGCGTCCGCGCTCATTGTTGGTGAACGATGCCCATGAATCATGCGCTTCTGCTTGCTCAATAAGAGCCGCGCGAAACGCGCCATTGTCGGATTCGATTGACCGGGCGATAATATCGCGGGCTGTTGGGTTGGCTGGCAAATCATACATATTGGTTACTCCGTTTCAGTGTTGATGCCCTCTTATCTACCCTCTTTTGCATAGTGTCAACAACAAAATGTGTTGCAGATAAAAAGATTTTATGCCCTCTCAAAATAGTCATTTGGCTTTTCTAAATGACCTAACCATAGCCTAACTTATGACTATTTTTGACCGGGTGAAACTGGCGCCGGGAATGTTGGGTGATCGCGCTAGGCGAAATAGTCATAAGTTAGGCTATGGTTTTGGGCTAAATGACCTAGGGAAAAGGCACGGATTTGTGCGTGTCTGCGAGAAATCTAGGCTATCTAGGCTATTGATTGTATAGTTGCTAACGTAAATATATGTGTTTAACCTATATGGTTACAATATACGTATTATAAGGACGACTTGTAATCCGATAGCCTAGAACGCCTAGCGCGTGTTGCCCATGTAATACACCTACGCAGTTTGTTCTCATCAGTTTACGTTAACGTCAACTCAGTTCGTCGTGGACTTGAATTGTCATGACCTAGAACGCCTAGTGCAAAATGTTGCAGTGCAACATAGCCAGCCAGCCAATGTGTTTTTCTTAATGCGACTAAGTCGCAAAAGGAAAAGGCCAACCCCAATTCCAGCGCGTCAAACGCAGCGCGCAATTCGCGCAGCCAAACGCAAGCACTAAAATGCAGTCATTAAAATGCAGGTAGTAAAATTCTTGAAGGGGTGGGGTGGGGCCGACGGCGTGTGTGTCTGTCACGGGTAGGATCGCAAACAATTTTTATTTTTTTGCAAATCAGAATGCAACACACTATAGTACGCCCAATGACTTTCTACTCACTGCCATTTACACCTGAGCGGGTGCAAGCAACCGAGGCGCGGCTAGAGGCAATCTATGAAGCCGCACGCTACGGCCTTAAGGGCGACAGTCTGGCGATGGCCGCTGGATTGACCCCACGGCAGTTCCGTGTGCTGGCCGACGCTGACCCGCTGGTGGAGATGGCTGAAATCAAAGGTCGCGCTGACGGCGAGTACACTGCGGCCAAGACGATGTACGAAGCGGCGCGCGACGGCGACAGCAAGGCTGCGCTGGAGATACTCAAGCATCAGCACGGCTGGGTAGCCAAGCAGCAGATTGACGTAAACATCGACCAACAGATAAGCATTACAGGCGCGCTGGAAAAAGCACAGTCGCGCGTCATCGAAGGGCTGTACACTGAACTGCCCCGGCTAGAGGATAACACATCAGATGCAAGCACCGATATATTCAGCCCAAGACGAGATGGAATTGATGGCGAGGTTGTGGTCCCCGTCTCTGAAGGATGACCCACTAGCGTTCGTATTATATACATTCCCGTGGGGCCAGCAGGGTACGCCGCTGGAACACTTCCCCGGCCCGCGTAAATGGCAGCGTCAGATACTCGCCGACCTGCGCGACCACATCAAGCAGAACAACGGCAAGGTAGATTTTGACACAGCGCGGCTGGCGATTGCGTCAGGACGCGGTATCGGCAAGTCGGCGCTAGTCTCATGGCTCACCATCTGGATGCTGTCGTCAAGGATCGGCAGTACGACCATCGTGTCGGCTAACTCTGAGGCGCAGTTGCGGTCAGTGACATGGGCAGAAATTACTAAGTGGCTGGCGATGAGCCTTAACAGTCACTGGTTTGAGATAGCGGCCACACGCATCATGCCAGCCAAGTGGCTGACAGAACTGGTCGAACGCGACCTGAAGAAAGGCACGCGCTATTGGTCGGTCGAAGGCCGGCTGTGGTCGGAAGAAAACCCTGACGCATACGCAGGGGTGCATAACTTCGACGGTGTGATGCTGATATTTGACGAAGCCAGCGGTATTCCAGACTCTATCTGGTCCGTCAGCGACGGTTTCTTTACGGAGAATACGCCGCATCGCTTCCATCTGGCCTTTTCCAACCCGCGGCGTAACACCGGGTACTTCTACGAGACGTTTCACAGCAAGCGCGCGTTCTGGCAGACACGCGTTATCGACGCACGCGATGTCGAGGGTACAGATAAAAACCTGTATCAGCGCATTATCGACGAATATGGGCCTGACAGCTACCAAGCCAGCGTCGAAGTCTACGGTAATTTCCCGTCAGAAGGCGACGATCAGTTCATCGGCAGCAATTTGGTCGATGACGCCATGAAACGGACGCCCGCAAGAGACGCCACAGCGCCGATTGTTATAGGCGTAGACCCTGCACGCTTCGGGGCTGACGCCACCGTCATCGCTGTGCGGCAGGGGCGGGACATTCTGGAGTTACGCAGGCACCGCGGCGCGGACACTATGGAAGTAGCCGGCCATGTCATCGACGCCATAGAAGAGTTTAAGCCCGCGCTGGTCTGCATTGACGAAGGCGGCCTAGGCGCAGGCGTCGTAGACCGACTGAAAGAGCAGCGGTACAAGATACGCGGCGTGAACTTCGGCAATAAGGCCAAGAACCAGACCATGTGGGGCAACAAACGGGCCGAAATGTGGGGCGCCATGCGCGACTGGCTGAAAACAGGCCATATACCGACCGATAGGTTCCTGAAAACCGACCTCATAAGCCCGCGCACTAAGCCTGACAGCAAGGGTACACTGTTCCTAGAGAGCAAGAAGGACATGAAGGCGCGCGGCCTAGCATCACCAGACGCTGCGGACGCCATAGCGGTCACGTTCGCGTTTCCTGTGGCATCTACTGATCCGCGTCTAGGACGCGTTGACAAGCGCCGCACAAGCGCGTATTCTTCCGCCGGAGTTTCTACATCATGGATGGGGTCTTAACCATGCCGGCCAAAAAAGGTCTATATGCAAACATTCACGCCAAGAAAGAGCGGATAGCCGCTGGTTCTGGCGAAAAAATGCGTAAACCGGGCGCTAAGGGTGCCCCTACAGCCAAGGCGTTCAAGCAGAGCGCCAAAACCGCCAAGAAGGGTAAGTAATATGCCAGCAGATAAATACGGTAAAAGCCTGTACAAAGCCGGGACTATGAAGTCCGAAAAAGCCGCAATTGCTAACCGCGACCCCGCCCGCAAGGCAGCAGCCATAAAGATTATGGCACGCGAAGGCACCACAAGCGCAGCCGGCGGTCGCCCAGCGGTTAAGATGCCAAAAGCGCCTCAAGTCATCCGCACAACGACGATGATGAAGCCTACGCCAATGGGCAAAAAGAAATAATCATGCCGCTGTGTAAATCGACAGGCAAAGCCGCGTTCCGCAAGAACATTAAGGCTGAAGTAAACGCTGGTAAGCCTGTGAAACAGGCCGTAGCCATAGCGTACAGCGTCAAGCGGGAAGCCGCCAAGAAGGGCAAGAAATAGCACATGGCCGACCCCACAGGCATCAACACGGCAGGCAAAGTTGCCAACGTCGGCTCTAACCCGCCTAAAACGTCAGGCGATGACGGCGACAAGATGGCGACCATGCGGTCGCGCCTCCAGATGGCGCAGGCTGCGTACTCTGACAGCCGTGAAGATGAACTGGACGACCTACGGTTTATGGCAGGATCGCCAGACAACCAGTGGCAATGGCCTGCCGACGTGCTGTCAACACGCGGAAGTGTGCAAGGGCAGACAATTAACGCGCGTCCCTGCCTGACAATTAACAAATTACCGCAACACGTCCGTCAAGTTACGAACGAACAGCGTCAAAACCGGCCTAGCGGTAAGGTAATTCCTGCTGACGACAACGCTGACATAGAAGTCGCCGAAGTTTTCAACGGCGTCATGCGTCATATTGAGTATATGTCGGACGCCGACGTTGCGTATGACACGGCTTGCGACAACCAAGTTACCTACGGCGAAGGTTATATTCGTCTGATAACTGAGTATTGCAACGAAGACAGCTTCGACCAAGACATCCGCATTATGCGCGTCCGTAACTCGTTTAGCGTTTACATGGACCCTACGATCCAAGACCCATGCGGCGCAGACGCCGAATGGTGCTTTGTTACCGAAGACATCTTGAAATCCGACTATGAGCGTATGTTCCCAGACGCTGCACCTATCTCGACACTCATGTCGCAAGGCGTTGGCAACGAGAGCATGGCGCAATGGCTGGCTGAAGATACCATCCGCATCGCGGAATATTTCTACAAAGACTACGAAAAAGCTACGCTGCACCTGTATCCAGACAATCAGACAGCTTTCAAAGGCACGCCGCAAGACAACAACTTGCAGGCGATGTTCGGCAAGCCTATCCGCACACGCGAAGTGGACCGCCAAAAGGTCATGTGGATGAAAACCAACGGTTTTGACATCCTCGACGAGCGTGAATGGTCCGGTAAATGGATACCTGTCGTGCGCGTCGTCGGCAACGAATGGGAAGTCGAAGGCCGTATGTACATCTCTGGCCTTGTGCGTAACGCCAAGGACGCCCAGCGGATGTACAACTACTGGACCAGCCAAGAGGCAGAAATGCTGGCGCTGGCCCCTAAAGCACCGTTTATCGGCTATGGCGGTCAGTTCGAAGGCTACGAAAACCAGTGGAAGACCGCCAATACGACCAACTGGCCGTATCTGGAAGTCAACCCCGACGTTACAGACGGCGCTGGCGGCGTTCTACCGCTGCCACAACGCGCACAGCCACCTCTACCCCAGACAGGTCTCATACAGGCTAAAATGGGCGCTGGAGAGGACATCAAGGCCACAACAGGCCAGTATGACGCATCGCTGGGCCAACAGGGCAACGAGCGGTCGGCTAAGGCTATTGTCGCACGCGAAAAACAGGGCGATGTCGGCACGTATCACTACGTTGACAACCTTGCGCGTGCCATTCGGCACATCACACGCCAAGTTGTCGATATGATCCCTAAAATCTACGACACACAGCGCATCGCACGCATCATCGGCGTTGATGGCGATGTCAGCATGGTCAAGTTCAACCCAACGCAGCCAGAGCCGGTCAAGGAAGTTCGCGACATGGAAACTGGCGGTTTGATCGAAAAGATTTACAACCCCGGCGTTGGTACATACGACGTTATGGTCACAACTGGCCCCGGCTACATGACCAAGCGTCAAGAAGCACTTGATGCTATGAGCCAGATTTTGCAGTCCAACCCGCAGCTTTGGTCTGTTGCAGGCGATCTGTTCATTAAGAACATGGATTGGCCCGGCGCGCAGGAAATGGCGGAACGCTTCAAGAAAATCCTTGATCCGAAGGTGCTGTCTGAAGGTGACCAATCGCCTGAGATGATGGCCGCGCAGCAGCAAATGCAAGCGATGACCGAAGAACTGAACCGGATGACTGACATCATCGAAAACGTTCAGGACAGCGTCGCGCAGCGCGAAGTGGACATCAAGGAGTATAAGGCTCAGGTAGACGCCTACGACGCTGAGACAAAACGTATTACGGCGATGCAAAATAGCATGACACCTGAGCAAATTCAGGATATTGTCATGGGTACGATTGCAGGCGCACTGGATACAGGCGACTTGATCGGCGGCTCACCAGAGATGCGTGAACAGCCCATGATGAACGAAGAAATGCCTCAACAGCAACCAATGCCAGAAATGGGCGGTATGCCTGAGATGCCACCACAGCAGCCTCCTATGCCGCCTGAAGGACCGATGCAATGACCGTAAGCCTCAAACATAACTTTCAGTCTGCTAAATCTGACGGCACTGATACTTCGCTTATTCAGCCTTCCAATTGGAACGCAGAACACGAACTAACGATTGCCACCGACAAGCTGCTAGGCCGCGCTACGGCTGGCACAGGTGCTGCTGAAGAAATTAGCATCGGCACTGCTTTGTCAATATCCGGCGGCACGCTGGCTGTAACTACGGTACCTGTCGCCAATGGCGGCACTGGGGCCAATACGCTGACAGCTAACAACGTCATTCTTGGCAACGGCACAAGCGCGGTTCAAGCAGTCGCGCCCGGCACTTCCGGGAACGTCTTGACCAGCAATGGCACAACTTGGATTTCGCAAGCGCCCGGCACTGCCAATATGCTTTCGTATTTGTCTGTCGCCGGCGGCGGCGGCGGCGGTAGCGGACGTGAATTGGCGGACTCTTACGCTGCTGGCGGCGGCGGCGCGGGCGGTGTTGTAGCGGGCATTTCGGCAGTTGCAGCAGGAACATTAACAATAGCTATCGGCGCAGGCGGCGCCGGGCAAACTGGCGACGGACGAGGCACTGCCGGTAGTAATACTACGCTAACAGGAACTACAGCGGCTGTTGGCGGCGGCGGCGGCGGGGGTCGCACAGCAGCAACCGGCGGTTCGGGCGGTTCGGGCGGCGGCGGCGACCAAGCCAATATAGGCGGCGCGGGAACAGCTAACCAAGGCACAAGAGGCGCGCGCGCAATCGGCAATAACTATGGCGGCGCAGGCGGCGGCGGCGCTGGGTCCGAAGGTAATTTTGGTTGTATATCTAGTGTTTGGGTTTTCGGCGGCGACGGTGGGTCCGGTATATATTCCGACATTACTGGCACTGCGGTAGCGTATGCTGGCGGCGGCGGCGGATGTTCTGGTACTAACGCAACCTCCGGTTTCGGCGGTAACGGCGGCGGCGGCAGCGGCGCGGCGCCATCAACCGCAACAAATGCAACTGCTGGAACAGCTAATACTGGCGGCGGCGGCGGCGGCGGGGGCAACAATAGCGGCGGCGCACGCTTTAGCGGCGGAAACGGCGGTTCAGGCGTAGTTATCATCAGCACAACTGTAGCCGCAGCCTCAACCACAGGCTCTCCAACCGTAACAACTGCTGGAAACTACACAGTCTACAAATTCACCGCCTCCGGCTCGATTACATTCTAAGGACGTACAATGGCACATTTTGCAAAAGTAGAAGACGGCATCGTCACTGAGGTTCTGGTCATTGAGCAGGACGTTATCGACACAGGCTTGTTCGGCGATCCTGCGCTTTGGGTGCAGACCTCATACAACACGCATGGCGGACAGCATCCAGATGGACGCCCCCTGCGTAAGAACTATGCTGGCGTTGGCTTTACCTATGACGCGGAACGCGACGCGTTCTATGCGCCGCAGCCTTTCCCGTCGTGGGTGCTTGATGAAGACACTTGCTATTGGACCGCGCCAATTCTGTATCCTACAGACGGCAAACCTTACGCATGGGACGAAGACGCACAGGCTTGGTCCCCCCTGCCTGAAAGCCCATCCAAATGAACTGCGCTAACTTCATAGGCACATTGTTTCTGGCGCGCGATGTGGCGCATTCGACGCACCTGAACACACGCAGCTTTGCCAAGCACTCTGCTTTGAACACTTTTTACGACGAAGTGATTGAACTGGCTGACAAATTTGCAGAAGCCTATCAGGGCAAATATGGCCTTATCGGCCCTATTTCGCTGATGTCAGCTAAGAAGACAAACAACATTGTCGAGTTTCTTGAAGGTCAAGTAGACGAACTGATGGAAATGCGGTATAAAGTCGTTGATAAGGAGTGTACCCCGCTCCAGAACATTATCGACGAGATTTTTGGCCTGTATTACAGCACGCTGTATAAACTTAAATTTCTCGCATAAGGACGCGACATATGGAAATTTTACGCCCTCTTAACGACGCCGGTTTTGCTACTCAAAGCGTAGCTTACACCGGAACTGCTGGTTCGGTAACTGGCTGGAACGCTGGCCCGCAAGGCGTGCTGGTGTGGTGTACAACTGACGCCTACATCCGCGTTGGTAACGGTGTTACTGCCACAACGGCTGACACGCCGCTGCCAGCCGGTACACCTGTACCGATTTATGTACCACAGCCCGGCGATGCTGGCGGCAACGGTGGCACATGGCGCGTCAGTGCTATCCAGATTAGCACCGGCGGCACAATGTACGCAAAGCCGATCAACATCCGATGAGCTTTGGCATTCCTGTCCGTAACGGTCTTGGCATTGGCCTGACCTCGTCCACGTCGCTCTCTTCAGGTGCGCGCGGGGTTATACGGCCAGCTTTGTTTTTAGATTTTATTGGCACAACGTCACTTGACAGCCGCATCACGTTCACACGCGGCACAACCGCTACGTTCGTTGGTAGCGACGGCCTCATTCAAACGGCGGCTATTAACGGCCCGCGCTTTGATTACGACCCTGTAACGCTTGCGGCAAAGGGCTTGCTGATCGAAGAGCAGCGGGTCAATTTGGTGACGTATAGTGAGCAGTTTAATAATGCTGCTTGGAGCAAGTCAAACGTCACCGTGACAGCCGACACTACAGTTGCGCCAGATGGAACGACAACGGCAGATACATTAACAGCCTCAACTGCAGCAGCGTTCACTTGGCAAGTAATTAGTTTTACAGGTGATGGTGACAAAACTATGTCCTGCTTTGTAAAAGCGGGAACGGCTGCAACTTCGGTTGTGCAAATACGAGACGCAACAGTAACGGCAAATCGCGGTTATTTCATTATTACATGGACTGCGGGCGTTCCGTCCGTTGCGCCATTGACTACCGGAACAGTGCTTGGCGTTGAT